CGTAAATCCAGTACATATCCTCTTGGTCAAAGTTTGTACCCAGATATCTGTTAAGGCTTGATATCAGTTGTTCTCTCCATTCATTATTTCTTTTGTGCGAACTGTACGGCTCTCCTTTTGCCATTGGCCTTGAACACCATTCAAGTAGCTTGCAGATAATATCTTCTTTATCGGTACAATTCTTTGCTGTGAAATATACGTTTCCTTTTTCGGAAAGAATTATTTCCCCAAATCTGTTTATGTAGCTCCCGGGGAAGCATTCCATAAGACCGAAAATTTCATCAGTCATCTACTTCACCTCTTCCATCTGACTTTCTACGGTATCTGCAAGTAGCTTCAAGGACTTAATAAATGAGTCCGTCAAAGTTGTTCTATCTGGGTATTTAGCGAACGTTCTGACAAGTTTTACTGCATCCTTGATTTTTTTTTCATCTTCGACGATTTTGGATGCTTCAAGCAATTCCTTTTCAAAGCTGTAAGTAGCGATCTTATTATCGTAAAAAATCAATATGTTTGGAAATGGAATTTCAATATGGTTTAAATGGTTTTCTCTCGCCCATTTGAATCCCTGAAACCTTGCTATTTTCAGAACACTCAAATATTCTTCCTGTGTTCTTACAAATACGCTTTTTCCTGTTAAATCAATCATCAAAATTTCCTCCTGTAATCTCATCAATACACTGGTTCCATCCTTCTGCAAAGCCGGTATCAGACGTATTAGCCGGATAATCTCCATTGTATTTCTCTGGTAAATCCATAAGCGGACACCAATCAGGCTTTGCGCTTAAGTCTTCGATATATCTACAATTTATTTTACAAAAAGAATGGAATATTCCACCGTGTAAAACACATGATTCACAATCTTCTGGTGTTTCCATCACTACTACTGATTTATTCATTCCGGCACCTCCATTCCTAAATTAAATAATGTTAATTGTGATTTGAACTCGTTCAACCGTTTTTGAGCTGAATCGTAATAATCTTTATTGATTTCATAACCAACATATTCCAGACCGTATTCCTCATATGCAATCAATGAACTTGCGCTCCCCACATGGGTATCAAGAATCTTCATTCCTTTCTGCAGATATTTCTGACATATCCAACGATATAAATTTACAGGCTTTTGGGTTGGGTGGATTCGCTTTTCGTTCAGTCTTTTGTTGCCCTGCTGTATTGTTCCTTCAATTATTGATTTTCCTTGAAACATTCCTCTCCACATATAGCGAAAAATATCAACCCTTCTTGTAAGACTGCAGTAAGCAACTTCTGCGTCTGATTGATCTGAACCATCGTTGCATTTATCCCAGACTATCAATCCGCCCGCCATTGTGTAATCAAAATAATTACATCCCCAGATAATTTGATTCTTTGAAACCCTAAACAGTTGTTTGAAATATTCTTTATCAGGCGTATTGTTGTCCCATCCATAATTCTTGTACCTACCATCAGGAACATAAATGGAACTTCCATTTTTCTGCTTTACATATTTACTACGATTCTTACCGCCGTGTTCTTTGATTCCGTATGGTGGGTCTACAACTGCCACGTCGAAGTAATTATCTGGAAAGTCCGGGAGAAAATTCATGCAGTCACCGCAAATAAATTCTCTTTGCATCAGTGTTCCTCCTGTAATAATTCTTTATTGTCGAAAATGTTTCCAACTGGCATAGCGTATACCATGTCAATCCAATACCCTAAATCTTTTCTAAGGCATTTGTCTTCCGTCCAATCTACATAGAATCCGACATGTTCTGTTTTCTGAGAATCAAAACAATTTTGATAATATCCATATTTGATTGGAGCATAAATTTCTCCGAAATGATATTTGATAATATCATTTTCCCAAATTTTGTTTCCGTTCTTGTCACAAAGTCCCGTGAACTGGCAGAGGGTCTTCTCGCCTACCATTAAAATATCATCAATTTCCATGTATCCGTATTGACTGCAATAATGCGGATTTTCTTCAAAGCTGATAAATAAACCTAAATGTGTTTTAATTGGAATTCCCTCAATCCATTCTCCTGTTTGGATGCTTTTTGCCCTGAAAAGAATTTCTCTCATTCAACTCCACCGCCTTTCACGATTTCAACTGTTTCATTCGTCTGGGTGGTGCTTGTCGTACATAATCACTATGCATACAAGACCAGTCACTCCGAATATGATTCCAAGGGTGAATCCTAATAAGAATGTAATCATGGCTCATCCTCCTTGTATGGTTCTGGAAGCGGCATCCAGGCAATAACTTTATACATCTTTGTTCCTCCATGCCCGTCTGAATATTTATCCCATTCAAGATATCCATATTTCTTTTCGTTCCAATATCCGGCATCTCCAAATTTTAAATAATTCGCAATTCCATAAAGCTTTTCAGGTGTTCCATAGACTTTTTCAAGCGTTACAAGATACTCTTTTTCGTCTTCCGGTACTCTCTCACTGACCGGAATCCAACCGTTTTCTTTCTCGTCCTGTTCCAGATCATTCAGAAGAGTATTCACAATATCCAGCGCACTCCCTGGAAGCCCATGCTTATACTGCGATTTCTTTTCTATCTCAGCTTTGTATTGTTCTAATCTGGTTCGTACTCTGCTCATGCTTCCACCTCACTATCCTCTGGCATCTGGAATGTCATTCCTTTTTTGAGCATTTCTCCAAGTTCTCCAGCATGTGCTTTGTTCTCTTCCGTTTTTGGCTTCATGCTTAATATCCTACATACTTCTGGAATTACATATTTTGTGTATTCCGAATCTCCGTATGCTTCCTGGATCATATCCAGTACTTTCATGGCTTTTGCTTCTGAGGAGTATTTACCAAGTTTATATCTGTTTTCGTTCTCTAGGCTTAAAATAACAAAGCCCCCGTCATTTTTCACAATATAAGCTACAGTCAAATTGCTAAAGTTTAATAAAATTGCTTTATTCTGACTTCTGATTAACATTTTGTGTCCTCCTTATTCAATGAAATTTGTTCCGCACTGGCAATGATAACTAATGTGTCCGTTATATTTGCTCACGTTTGCAATTACCTTTCTACCGCATGAAAAGCAAGTTACCTCTTTTGTCAGCGGCTTTTCGTATTCTTCTACTTCTTTATCTTGAATAAACCTCTGACCGCACCAGTGACACTGTTTAGTGCTGTACGGAATCTCTCCGCAAATAGGACATTCTGGAATTATTCCGTAACCATCATTTATGATTGGAAGCTTGATCGGCTCTCGCTTTGAATAAATATTCCAAAGTTCTTTTCTACGGTTCTCTTCGTCCTGTGCCATTAACGCTTTGTACTTCTCTTCCTCTTCTTTATCCCAGTAAATGACACAGGCTTTATCTTCTGGTGAAATGTCTTTGGTGTACGGCTGTGTCGTGCAATGATAGCCTGTTTCACCCTTTCTTTTTCTTGACTGTCATCTTACGCAGCCACCGCATTTTTTGTCCAACAATTCTTCTGGATAAATGCTTGTGCTGGAACGTCTTTTTCTTACTGGCATTCCGTCACTGAATTTAATTTCACTCATTATTTACCCTCCTTTTTCAACATCGGAAACAACCATCCTGTCTTTTCGTTTGATGCAATCCAATCAAAATTTAGCTCTGATAATTGATACTCTTTATTGCATCTTTCACAGGTGAATCCGTTCGCTTTACTGTATTGCCCTATAATTCCACCAAATCCACATCTACAGTGTTTATAATCCATTTCTATCCTCACTTACGCTCCAAATCTTCTAACCAATTCTTTATTCAAATCCGGAATCCGTACATCTGTTTCAGATTCCAACTCTTCAATCATGCTCATAAAACTTCTTTCTCCACGATTTGCTTGTCCTACAAACTCATTTGCACAATTGATTACGTCTAAAAGCCTTTTGGTTGAAAATCCATGCAGTTTTCTTAATGCCAACATCATAGTTACGGAATTGATCGTATTCGCCCAGTCATCACCAGTATTGAATCCATCGTTATAGGCTTGATCTTGCATGATTTCCAACTCTTTACGTGAGTTCTGCATGGCTCTGGCGAATGCCTGTGACATTTGGTTATCGCATTCCAACACCCTATTTTTCTTTGGTGCTTTCATCTTTAATTTGCTTCCCATATTTTTTCCTTTCGTATCTGTATTCCGTCAAACGGTATGCTCTTGATACTCCCGGATGTTCTGTGGCAATCAGAGAATCCATCTCCAATTGCCGCATATGTCTCTGGACGGTACACTTTGTAAGGTCTGTTCCATCCATAATTTCTTCATAAGAAGGCATATATCCGTGTTTCTCAAAATACTTGACAAGAAATCTGTAAATATCATTTCTAGCAGATTGCCCCTCATTATATTTTCTCTGACGGTAATTCATAGGCAAAACGGATTTTCTTCCGCAGTATTGCTTTTTTCTACACGCATTTTATTTAATCTTTCCGCAGCTTTCTTCTTTGTTTCATCGGAATATTTTCTCGGTGGATTGATTTTAATGTAGGAATACGGCAAGTGAGCGAAAATAGATCCATCATTATTTCTGGCAAGAATTTTTACATCGTCTGGAAATTCCTTTTCTAATTCCTCGCATCTGTTCTTCCAGGTACTCCCATTCTTAGCAGTAAGTCCTACATAATCTCTTCCGGGAATCCACTCAATTACACATTCGTTTGTGTTTTCTGACACAAAACTCACCTCTATTCATTTTTTTATTTTTTATCTTTGGAATTTAGCCAGTAGAACTACTGGTGTGTTAGAATCAGTGATAATTTTCTTCGTTGAGTAAGTCGTTGAATTTTTCCAACGCCTTAATAGATACTTTGTTATTTGCTTTTTCTGGTCTGATTGATACATTTAAGTGAATATCAATGATGTGTTTTAATTCTCGCGCAAGGGTTATTTTGCCTTGTTGAATTCCCTGTCTGTATGTCTTGGGCGGTTTATATTGCCCTGTTACTTGCTTTCCAGCTGACTGGCCACCAGCTGTAACGTTGTACATCTGGAAGCCTTTATCTGCAAAAGCCTTGATTGTTTCAATTTCTTTCTGGTCAAGTTCATCCTTTCTACATGTTCTATATGAAAGTTTCCAACCAGTAGGATTACTTTCACTGTAAAACTTATGCTTTTTAAGGCTTAATGCTATGTGATCGTATTCCCCTAAATGGCTCGCACATCTCTCGCAAAGGTTGACTGCCTGTCCACAATACGCTCGGTTTATTCCGGCTTCGTCAGTTCGGTAAAACACGTATATACCACTAGAATATGGAATGCTTGGACATATCCTTTTTATTCGATTCTCTCGTTCTCGCTTCATAGCGAAAACTCTACTATAATCCACCAGGCATCACTCCTTTTCAATCTGATCAATGAGTTTCTTACACTCATCTTTGACATAAGCAAGTGAGCGAATTTTGATTTCTGGTTCTTTATTTAATTCTCGCCAGAAACCACCCGTTATTTTAAACATTTTCTTAAACTCTGGCTCTTCCCCGAAATACTGTTCTGCTTTCTCAATATCATAACCATCGAAACAATGAGCACAGTCAAATCCAATCCACCATGTATCTTTATCATCACAATCATATAAATGTGATTTTGCATAAGTAACTCCACCATGACAGTCAAGATACCATAAATCGTCAACACTTTTCTTCGCTAACTTGTGACTGTAAGGTACTCCAACGTATCCGCATCTGTATGCTCCGGGCATAAACAGGACCACATATGGATAACCTTTGTATGTAGATTTTGTTTCTAAAACTGGTTTCATTTAATCACTCCCATTCACTCTCGTATTCATCTTCGCCCTCATCATAGTAACCATTTTCCATGATTTCTTTGAATGCAGCTATTGCCTTTCTGAACCTGTCACGCAAAACCTGTTCTTTCTGTTCGAGATCATCAATAACCTTTTTTCTTTCTGCGATTTCTTCTAAAAGAGATTTATTCTCTTCTTCAAGATTATATCTGGCAATGCGTTTCATGGTTGTTGGGTCAAGTTTTACAAGTTCCTTTCCAGTGACGTAAAGAGTTGTTGGATTCATCATTGCCAACGCATACGTTCTTGTCTCGCCATAAACCGATGTAGTTTCTATTTGTTCTGTCGGTTCAGTAATATCCTCAATAGATTCAACATCAAAGCACATCATTTTCTGATTGCTAAAATAAATAATCTGTCCTGTTTGTACCATTTAATCACTCCTTAACTAAATGGAAATTCATCTTCCATACCGCCTAAGTCCGGCACATCCATGAAACTAGGTTCTGGCGGCGGTACTGGTCGTGTGTCTGTTTCCTGTGTTTGTGGTGACTGGCTCTTGTTTTCTGCAAAATCATGTGATTCAACGAAACAGTCATTTGTGTATACTTTTTCTCCGTTTCGGTTCGTATAGCTTCCAGTCTGCCATTTCCCTTTGACATTGATTTTCATGCCTTTTCGCAGAAATTTTTCAACAAATTCTGCATTATGCCCAAGTGCTACGCATGGTATAAAGTCGGCTTTTTGCTCCGCATTCTTTCTTTTTTCCCTATCGACAGCCAATGTGTATCTGGCAATCTTAGTGTCGTTAGTTCCCATTCGTATTTCCGGGTCAGCTGTCAGCCGCCCGGATAATACAACTACATTAAATCCCATACAATCACCTCTCAATCTGAATGTCGCATCTAATAAGTGCGTGTTTGATTTTCTTTGTATTCCCTGTTACAATTTCTTCTTTCCCTATAACAAAGGAAATATCATCTTCTGTTACATTGAATCCTTTTGTTTTTATATGCTCCATGATGATTTCTTTGATTTCCTCTGCACAAATTCCGATTGTTATTTCCAATGGTATTACCTCCCTGGTTTGTAAGCTGGTGGCATTGGTTGCCATGCAATGACTGGGTAATACGCAAACCCATACGCTTCTACGCTTCCCCATTCGCCGTCTCCTAAATAAGTAAGACTTGTTGGAAGAACAGCTCCATCAATTGTAACTGCATATTCTTTCCAATCTCCCGGGTTTTCTTCCTTGTTTGGTTCCGGTGGTAACTTCACTTCTGTTGGAATCCACATATCCGCAGGACTGTAGGAAAAAATCAATTCTTCAACTTTCTTGATTGCATCATTCCATCCTTTATCGTACTTGCATTCCTGTTCAGAAGGTTCTGACTTTTTCAGTTTATCAAGTGTTTTTAAGAAGATTTTCATTAATAACTATCCTCCTTTGGCTTTTCAAATGAAATACTAATCGGCATTTTCCATTCGGATTCTGTATTTTTAACGACAGCCTGTAAGAAAGAAGTAGTAATGCTCTTTATGAAATCTGCACTTTTTAACTGCTTTCTTATTACTTCTGCAAATTCCTCACGATTTTCATTTACATATTTTTCAATTTCCTCCTTTACTGTGGTTTTTACAATATCTTCTGCGAGCCAATCAAAATATGGTTTTGCTCTCCAATTGTCTTTACCTACAAATTCGCCACGTTCATTAACATATTTATTCGTCATTGTTTTTATTGCATCACGAACAATAACAGATGGTTCGCCTAATGCCTTTACGATTCCGGCATGAACTTCTTCCTGTATTGCTGCTTTTATTACATCGTCACTGATATTTAAACTCATCATATTTCCCATAGCTAATCCTCCTTGACTTTCTCAATAGTTTCTTTTATTGCTTCTTTCACAGCCTTGGTTTTAATCATCTTATCTGCCAAGGATTTTGCTGCTTCCTGCACGATCACGCTTTCGTTCTTTTCTAGTATCTCGGTAATATGAGAATGAATCATCCTGCACAAAGGTTCATTGGTTTCTCTGCTACCATATAATTCTTTTTTATAAATAACCTCTTTAATTTCCTTGGTAATTTTTTCAACTACCCTGTCCTCAACATTTTTACGGATTTCTTTGGCAATTTCTTCCTCATTAACACCAATCGTTACTGGTATACTGAATACGCTCATTTTCAATTTCCCTCCCCTATAGCTATCACATCACATCCAATAAATACCAATTCCTCATGTTCACTCATTCCATAGCCGACAGATTTTCTTCCTACTTTAAAAAATATATTATTTGTATTAACCGTAACTCCTTCATCTTTTTCCATATAATCAGAAACAATAGCTTTCAAAATATCTTCATTTAAGAAAGTTTTTATTTCGACTATCGGATGTTCTTTTGGCATATATTCAAGCCATGTCTCTACACCTTTGTATTCTTTTCCTTCTGTGTCAGTCCATTCGCCATTTCCAGCATATGCAAGCATGATGATTTTTTCGGAGTTTTCCAACTTTACATAATACAAACATGCGGTATCATCAACTGGGGTTTCTGGAAGCGTATCTTTTACTGAACGCCATACACTAGGTGAAGGAATTGTTTTTCCTGTTTTACGGTCTACATGCTCCTGTCCTTTAATTACATAGTTTCTAAATTTTTTTGGCATTAATTTTCTCCTTTCAATTATTCAGTCGAATTGTTTTCCTTATCATCTTCAACTGCTTTCCAAATACAATCCATAACAGATGCATAATCAAGCAGTATTTCTCTTTCTCTGATGTTTCTTCCGTCTTTTTCATGCCAATCTCCCACTATATAAAGTTCGGCATTTGCAGAAAGAATATCTGTTTTCATGTCCCAGTATTTAATATGAATTTCATAAGCTGCATTTGCAGAAATTGGATTTACATAAATTCCTTTTGTTACTTCTTTCCAATCTTTTAATTCAATTGATACCATCTATTTCTCCTTTCAAAACGGACATAAGTCCAAATTAACTTCTAGCCCCGGTCTGGCAATCTGCACCAGGGCATCATCCCAAACCACCGCTTCTTTTATCTCCTTCAAAATCTGTTCCGGGTCAGCTGCTTCATTACTTAAATGAACCAATGTTACCGTCCGTAATTCTGCCGTATGGTTTGTTTTTACTAGGATTTTGCAAGTATCTAAGGAACAATGCCCTTTAAGCCTGTGCGTGTAATTTTCAGCTGTTTTGTCAACCAATTCTTTACAATAGTTACACTCAATAACAAAGTGGTTCAGTCGCATTGCTTTGAAGTTGTACTTGCAGTATTCAAAGTCTGTCATGTACAGCAGTTTTCCCATTTCTTCATGTTCCACGATATACCCATAATTGAAACATGGAATAAGTTGCCCTGTGTCCTTGTCCCTTGTAGTATGCGGTAAATAGAACGGTATTACTGTAAACGAACCAACCCGAAACGGTCTTTTCTCTGGAACTCCTTTCATTAATTCACCAGTGATAATTTGCAGATGTTCCACAGTTTCATCATTGGTGTAAATCTGAATACCTAAATTCATCAGATTTTTAAATGATTCACGGTGATCACTCAACCGTGTTCATGGGTAAGAAGCACGCCAGAAACATCACTTGTTCTGTAATCAATAGCTTTCAGAATGTCTTTGTATCTGCATCCGCAGTCCAGAAGAAGCATTTCTCCGCTGTTCGATTTCAGAACATAGCAGTTTCCGTGGGTGCTTCCTGTGTTTACTACTCGCATGAACATTTATTATCACCTCTATTTCTAAATATTCCTTTAAATCAGTTTTCTTCATTCACAACAATACCGCCGTGGATAATAACTCGCTTTCCGTCCGAATCGTCAAAATAAACTTCATTTTCAGATTCGGAAACATCGAACTTCCCAGACCAGGACTTGATTTTACCGCCATTGTAATCGTAAACAGTTACGGTTCGGTTCAGCCCACCGTCAATATTACTAGATAGTGATTTTAATGATCTGCTACAGGAAGAACAACCACTAAACATTGTGATTGCTGTAACCCCTGTGACTAATACTGCTGTCTTAATACATTTATGCTTCATTTTGGCTCTCCTTTTACATTGTAAGTCGGATTATAATGAGTACCACATATGTAATAACATTTAAAAGAATAATTAAATTGGTTCGATTGTATTCATTTTTTCGAATAAAAGTTACTATCCATCCCAAAAGTGCTATTGAAAGCAAAATAATAAGCACAATTGTGGAAGTTTCCATCCTACATTTCCTCCTGGCTCATAAATGACGGAATTTCTGTTTCCACTGGCTCTGCTGCCGGGACTGGTTCTTCGGAATATCCATCTGATTCAACGACAAATTCCTCACTATTTGCGCACTCATCAATTTCATTCTGAACTGCTTTTTCTGGATCAGTTTCAATTTCTACGCCAGCATAAAAAGCATTCTGCTGTGTTGGATTCTCAAAATCCAGTTCAATGTGCTTGCACAGTCTATGTAATACAGTCTTTTTGTACATTTCACCAGTAAAGTTTTTCCAAGCTGGACTATTTGAAGCCTTACTGGATTTTCTCGTGTTTTCAAGGTCTGCCAAAGTCATAGTATCGTAAGCCATGCCACCATCTTTATAAAGAACAACTGCGAATGCTCCAATGATTTTTCCGTCATTAAAAGCTTTTGGTTTGAAGCTGAATGTCTGTTCGCCATTTTCGATAGATTCTTCGAAATCATCACCCTCACGAACCAGTTTTGCATAAATATCCTTTATCGGGCGAATAGAATATTTCTTTGCCAGCTTCTTCGCCCCTCTGTAGTCCGTTTGGTAATTAAGCTGATTTCCATATGGAACCAAGTAACACTCTTTTGAATAAAAATCCAAGCCCAAATAAGCGCCCTTCATCAGTCCAGACATCAATTGTGCTTTGCTATATTTCTGCAACTGTGGATTATCATTTACCAGAGCAAGTGCATTCTGTACGAATCTTGCCTTGTTAAAATCTTTTGGAAGTGCTTCTGCTACTGAATTTAGCTTTTCAGTAAGAGCTACGCTAAATGTCTGCGGTTCCTGGTTTGCTACCTGTGTTGTTTCTGCCATATCAATTCTCCTTTTCTCTTTTTTATATTTGCTAACACGCTATTGCGTGATTGCATCAGTTTTGTAACTATGTTATTTGATATACCTCTCAAACCATGATGAGAGAACACCGTCCTGCAAGCTTGTTTCGTACCTGTGTTATTTAATATACCCCTCCGGGGGCGTTCCTGCTGCCTGTTCATAACTGATTTTTCAGCCATGTTTCGTACCTGTGTTATTTGATATACCTCTTAAACCCCAAATTCCATTTCACAGGTAGCACAGGTTTTGGTGAGTGAAATATTTTCCTCACATTCCAGGTGCAAAATCACCTGTGACTTGATTAAGCCAATTATTTCTGTTATTCTAATAATAAATATAGTTTGTTCTATATTTCATATGGAGCAGCCAGTCTGTCGCCAAACAAGTTACTGGCTGTTCCTTTCTTTTTTTAAAGCTCTTTCGCCGTCAAATCTCCGTCCGTCACTCTAAGCACAATCATCTGTCTGTCCAATAAAGGAAGTCGCTCGACATTTACGGATTCGCTATCGTCAATCCAAATCGGCAGATTCAGCCCATTCATTTCCTGTAATCCATTCAGTAAATCAACCTCGCAAAGAATTTTGTCGGAATGATTTAATCCGCTATTGTAGTCAATTCTATTGCAGATCATCTTGCAAGTTTCCACTGGATTTCCCTCAATCGTGTAATCAAGGAAACTGAACTGGAAATGATGGAAAAATGGATTGATTTTCTCTGCCAGTGCCTTATTCTTCTGAATTGAGAAGTTAAGAACGGTGTCAATATTCTTTTCAATATCGGCTTGTACCTGTCCAAGGCGTTTCAGTTCCTCATTCAGTTCGGCTACTCGCTTTTCTTTCTCTGTGACTGCTGCCTGTGCAATTTTGATATCTGCATCCACATTGGAAATCTGTTTCATAACATTGCTGATCTGCATTCTTAATTCCTGTTTCTTTCCAGGAACATCATCAAATGATTTCAGTTTCTCTTCAAGTTCTGCAATTCTCGCTGTAACCGCAAGATATTCTTCATCATTTGACATATCTACAGATTCTGGAAGCTCCGTAAATTTGGACTGTTCTTCCTCAATCTGTTTAGTAAGTTCAGCAACTTCATCCTGCGCCACACTGATTTCCGACTGTAATTTGTTGATTTCCTTGTTGGTTTTCTTTAATTTTGCAGCGGAAGTATTTCCAAGGTCGCAGACATATTTAAGCTTTTCCTGCTTCTCCGATTCAAAGGATTCTTTTATTTTCAACTGTGCTTCAATTCTGGCTTTCTTTTTTTCTTCAAAGGAAGCTCTCAATTCGGAAATCTGTTCTTCTGGCAGTTCCTGTCCGCAGGTGGAGCAAATGGTATCAGAATCATTGAATGTTTCAGCTTCAATAGCTTTCAGTTCAGAATCATCCAACTCCATTTCTTTGATTCTCGGATAGTCCTGTCTGGCTCTATCCAAGTCAGCTTTTGCCTGTTGTGCTTCCCTTATGTGGTTGCCCAGTTCCATTCCAATAATACGAATGCTTGATTCCTTTTCTGATTTTTTTAACATAAGTTCAGAAACTGTATCAGAAATAAATTTTTGTCTGGCTCTTAACCATTCATTCGCCTTGCTAACCAGACCATCCCTGGAAGATTTCAAACCACGGATTTCATACGAAAGACTGTCATAGCCTTTTGCTGAATCTTCAAGAATCTGTTCCTGTTCTTCCAGTTTGGAAAGGTCCGCATTAAGCTCCTGTTTTTTGGATTCCAGGGAAGAAGTATCTTCTGCTTCAACAGTCCGATTGGTTTCATATGCAATCTCCGTGTTTTTGGCATCCACCTTTTTCTTTTGTGCATTCAGTTCTTTTCGGAGCTTCTTCAATGTATCTTCTACGGAATGCCCCTTTGTGATTTCTTCCACATGAGCGTACAGTGGATTCTCTTCCATAAACTGAGCAATATCGAAACCAGACATCTTTTCCAGTACCTTCCTGGATTCTGCTGTTGACTTCTGTAATGTATTCAGAAATGGTTTTGGATTACTGCACATCAGAAGCGTTGAAGGCTCTGCTATTGACTGGATGAACTCGGTATAATCCTTTGATTTAGCCGGGAATCCGTCAATTTCATAAGAAGTTTCATTTCCATCGAACACCTCTTCTGACTGTCCTCTTGGTTTTCTCCACTTCTGTTTTGTTATTTTGCGGATCACTTTTTCTTTTCCATTAACCACAAGCGTAAGCTCTCTTATAACATCAACTTTTGGCACTTCCACGCCATTTTCTTTTCTACGGATAGAAGCCGGTTCCGTACCATTTGCCATCTTGCCTGTCAAAACATCCAAATATGCGTCCTGCAATGTGGATTTTCCTTCTCTGTTTCTGCCGGAAATCTCTGTTCTTGGAAACAAATCTACAGACTTACTCGGAAACTTCTTGTAATTCTCCAACGAAATCTTTTTTACTTCCACCTTCATGTTCGATTATCCTCCTTACTGATACCTCGTATGCGGTTCTAAGCTCTATTTCATCACCAGATAATTTTTTCTGATAAATCCGGCTCTGGATTCTTCCGATTATGCTTACGTAATCACCGACCTTGAAATTAGCAGCTTCTCTGGCTTCTGTCCACCATGCCACACATGGAATATAGTCTGTTCTTCGCAAGTCATATTCATTGCAAGCAATCATCAAATCACAGATTTCTTTTCCTCTTGGTGTTCGGCGGTACACAGGCGGTTTGCAAAGATAACCTTCCAGAATGATTTTGTTTTCACCTTCTGCGCTCCCATCACCTTCTCCACACCAGATTGTTTCCGCTTTGATTTCAAGAATCAAATGTGACTTTCCACTTTCATGTTTGTTTGAAGAACTGTATCTCCCTTCAACATAAGCGTGTTTTCCAATCTTTAAACCTTCCGTCTGCTTTTCTTTAACAATTACTGGAAGCAAATCTACGTTCCCACTGGTACGCTTTGCACCAATATAGAATCTTACGAATTTTTCTCCGTCCTTGAAAAACGTTCCTGGCTGAATGTCCATTATTGCGCCAAATATCTGAACTTCATTCTTATTATTCTTCATCCTCCAATTTCTCCATTTCTTTTACGGAAATCTCATATACACTTTCCGTTTCTTCTCCATTAACATAAACATCACGGCTCATTAACCTGCCAGTTACTTTAATGTAATCATTCCTTTTAACGTCTACCGCCAGATCAGCACCTTTTCCCCATAAAGTACAGCGAGTAAAGTCGGATCTTTCTGAAAAATCTCTTGGAATTGCCACGAAAAGATTTAAAACTTTCTTGTGCGTTACTGGTGTAAGTTTTACATATGGCTTTTTCGTGCAACTTCTGGCAATAAACTCTACTTCGTTTATATCACCATCCGGAACCTGTTCTGCCAGGATTTCCACCTCGTCAGCTGCAATATAATTTGCATTGTGGTGCTTGTTTGGATTTTTAGAAGTGTCCATGCTTCTGATTGCTCCTGTTACCACAACTTCTTTTTCGTTATAATCATTGTCACGTACAATGGAATCTTCTATAACAATTGGGAACATATCTACTGCACCACTTTTGCGAATAACTGTCAGCATGAATTTGTAATAGTATCTTCCGTAATGTTCGTGGCTGAACACTATTTCCCCGGCTCTACCGGATAATCTTACTTTGTTTAATCTTTGCATTTACTTTTCCTCCGTTCCTAATATAATAGGAAGAAACACCATTGAGAATAAGACTGTTGATACGAAAAACGCCCCGATAACATCAAATGATGTAAGCATCCATGTGATTGAGAAGATTACTGTAAACATCCCTATCCCTACAAATATTTCTCCTATTGTCTTTACCACCTCTTTCATTTTGCCCTCACTTTCTTCTGGATGTGGTTACTGCAAGTGCAGTTGCCAGAATAGCGATAATTACATTTCTTGCCATCAGCTTTTCTTCCAGATCAGCAATGATTTCACTGGAAAGTGGCTGATTTTCACCATTTTTTTGCATAAAAAGTCCTCCTGTTATATTTTTGTTTGTCAAATACAGGAGGTTGTGTTATAATAATCCTGTATTTAACTAACTCATTCTTAGTTAGATACCGTCCTGGTTGGTGTGTCAGCACCTTCCAGGGCAACTTAATCTACTTCTACAAATTTTCCGTCTTTCAACATATAGAAAGTATCTTCTTTAATATTTTTACCGTCTACTTTTGCAGACTTAACATCTACAAGATAATATTCAAAATTTATTTCTTTCCATTCAGTCAGAACAATAAAACATCCGGTTTTTCCTTTAGCTTTTGATTTAATTCCTGTAGCTAACGCAATGCTTTCTTTTCCTTCGACGATTGCTGCTGACCGATTTCCGGTATTGGTTGCTGCTGACTGATCTCCGGTATTGGTTGCTGCTGACTGATCTCCGGTATTGGTTGCTGCTGACCGATCTCCGGTATTGGTTGCTGCTGACTGATTTCCGGTATTGGTTGCTGCTGACCGATCTCCGGTATTGGTTGCTGCTGACTGATATCCGGTATTGGTTGCTGCTGACCAATCTCCGGTATTGGTTGCTGCTGACTGAT